CTCTTCTGCCTTGACTCGGCCGTCAGCACGGAACGCATCAATGAGGGCGGCGCTAGGGTTTCTCATCGCTCCTGCTCCTCGTACAAGTTTGACACCGAGAACTCGGCGTCAGCATCATCCTCGATTTGCGGGACAAACGCCAGCCTGAACAGGTGGAGCCCCCAAAATAGGAGCCCCACCTGTCCAAGCTCGGCCAGTGCTGTGACTAGGTCAAGCACTAGACGCCAGCGTAGCTGATGCCGACGAGGATGCCGTTGCGGTTCGGACGCTCGCAGACCACGTTGTAGTAGTAGCGAACGAAGGCCTCGTAGGCGTCGCGGTTAGCGACACGACTGAGGACCGAGCCGTCCAGATCCGCCAGGCCAATCTCAGTGATCTGAGCGATGGACCACGACTTCAAGCTGAGGAAGATCAGCAGGCCCTTGCCGCAGTGGCGAGCCACCTTGAGCGGGATGCCATTGAAGCTGAGGGAACCCATGTTGAAGCCAGCATCGCCGCCATCAACGCTCTTGCTCAGGCTAGTAGCGTTGTCGGTGACGCTCGTGAACGACATCAGGGCGGTGTACTCCTGCCGGAAGATGTGGTTCGCGATCATGCAGTCAGGTGCGCTACCTCCAGCCTTCAGAGCGATGGAGTCCAGCATGGCCTGCATGCGCTTGGTCGCCAGGGCCGTGACGGCACCAGCACCAGGGTTGCTGGAAGCGATGGTGTTCTCGACGCTCTCGATGGTGGACCGAAGAGGCTCAAGACTGGCGGTGTCGCGCAGGTTGCCGTGGAAACTCACGGTGCCGCCAGCTAGGTCGATGTAGCCACCACCCAGGTTGCCGTAGATACCCATGGCCTCGTCGGTGGTGACGTAGGCGGGGGTGGACAACGGGTCAGTTGCAACAACAACGGTAGCAGCAGCGCCCTTGGCCAGGCCGGTAAGGTCCACAGTGTTGGGAGCGGCAGCGGCCGTAGTGAAGTCAACAGCACCGGGGGTGACGCTCTGACGAACATGAAGGGCGCCAGCACCACCAGTAGTGATCTCCTCGTAGGTGTCAGTACGAACGAGGATACACGGCACCGGGGTGGCGGCAGCCAGGGGCAACCCTTCGAGGTTGCCGGACAGCGGCATGGTAGCGGCCGCAGCGGAGCGGTCGAACACGAATCCGACGTTGCCGCCGCCGATGAAGCAGGACGCGTCGCCCTGGTTCTTCACGCTCTCGATGGCGCCATCAAGCTCGCTCTGCAGAGCGTTGACGAACGCGCCAGCGTTGGCCTTGGCTTGCTCGATGGTCGGGCCGGTGATGTCCATACGGCCGTAGAGGTACTTGGCCTGAATGGTCAGGTCAGCGTACTTCTGACGGTCGGCGGTCGGAAGATCGTTGTCCTCAGCACGGAAGCCGGCGGATTCGTTGCGGCCAATGCGCACAGGCATGATAGCCTTGCGACCGGTCCAACTGACCTTCTTCTTGTTGAAGAGTTCAAAGACCAGCATCTCGTTGTTGAGCTGGTCGCGAATGGGACCCTGATAAAAATCCTTCAGGATCTTATCGAGGCTAGTGAGGGTAGAGACAGCCATTGTCTATTTCCTTATTGTTATGACCCGAACATCGCCGCCAGAGCGGCGTGGGCCTCTTGCATGTTTTTAGGCCGACCAACACTGTTGGCAGCCGAAGAGCGAGATCGACCGGACCGTCCGGCAACCTCAGGGGGAACGCCACCAGCGGCCTCTCCGTCATCCTCGGAGTCATTCTGGCTGGCAATGAAGCGAGCGATAGCTGCTTCTTCGATTTCAGCGATTTGCTCGCTGTACTCAGAAGCCAGGGACCGGAGATCCTGGCTGGGATCATTAATGATGGACTGAAGGAGCATATCACGGCTCACACCGGGGTAGTCCTCAGCGATCTGAGACAACTCCCGCTCGAGCTTGGCCTGCTCATTGACCACCATCATCTCGTGCATCTGACTCTGCAGACGCTGGATGTCCGACATTTCACCGCCGGCATCCTGGCCCTGATCCGGCTGGAAGGCTTCCGCCTCGTTGCCGGGACCGAACAGCCTGGCCATCGACCGAAGCTGATCCATCTCCTGCTGCATAGCTTCGAACTGCTCACGCATTTCTTCGGCTTCAGCACGGGCCTCATTTCGAGCAGTAATCACCTGCGAGAAGCGGGAGTACGGCACGTTGTGGCCATGCTCCTCCTCCTGCTCGTGGTCATCCTGTTCGGATGCGTACTGCTCTTCGCTGTCTGCCCCGTCGCCTTCTTCGGGACTGGCTTCGACCGATTGCTCGGTGTACTCACCAGACGGTTGATCCGTGTCGGACGCAGCGGGAAGTTCAGACTGCAATGCCCCCATGAGGGCGCTCGTTTGCTCGGCGCTTAGCAACGACATGTTTTACGCCTCCTTACATGCAGATAACGCCCTGCACGGCGAGATCACCAGACCCCAATATCGTTCAACACCTCATGGACGGGATCTGGTGAGAAGTCCTCTGAGGTCGCTTCGGAGAAGAGTCGCCCAGTTGCTTGCTCCCACTTGAGCATCTCTTTGACGCCCGTGGGTCGCACTTTGGCGGCAACTTCTTCCACAAGATCATGTACTTGGTCTAGTCCCATAAGCGCAAGTGCTACTGCCATGACCATATCATCATGCTTACCTGAGGGGGCTTCAACCTTACCTCTGGCGTTGAATGCTAGGCTATTCGCCTCGCTGATGAACGCACCGTCGATGACTTCAACTCGGTTGCTGGTGATGAACTGGTAGAGCCTGCTCATCATCAGATTGCGGCTCTTCGAGTTGGTGTTGAAGCCGTAGCGTGGCGTCCACTGGTTCTTCGCTTTGTCCCAGTGCTGATCTCGGAACATGTGGGGGTAGGCCTTAGACATCATGTACTCGATGATCGACAGGCCGTAGCTGTTGCTTTCGATGACAGCCAGGGCCTCGTACTTCATCGCCATGTCGTAGACTTCCTCTTTGTAGTCCGACGGCGGATCCTTGTCGTAGTACGACGCAACCATCTCGATCTTGTTGTCGTTCGTGACGTCGAGGACCATGAACGCTGAATAATCACCACCGGGACTGCCAGAAGCAGTATCAACACCAATCGTGTAGATTCGATACGGCTGAGGTTCTTTGTAAATCTTAATACCACGGGAATACCCTGTGACTGGCCACGGGTCGGGGAAGAACCGCTGTCCGGATGTGACGAAGGCGAGTTCCGCTGTCGCCGGGAACTCCTGATTGAAGATGAGCCAGTTGTTGGCACACTTGGTTCTCAACTGATTAACGAACCAGTTGGACTGCGTGCTGGTGAGCTTGTGCTTCCGGGTGTACTCCCGCTCCTTCTCCGTCAGGTCCTTGAACCTGCAGTGCGGGAGGTTGTAGCGTTCGTCGATCTTCCACCCGAGGAAGATCTTATCGAATCCGTTGTCTTCGCCCCAAAGCTCGTGGGCCTTGTTCAGGCCGTTGGCGGTGGATTCGAAGATGATCGTGGCGTTGGCTCCGCCGGTCTGGAAGAGGGCTGCGATGGCTGTGTCGATGTTCGACCAGAAGGCGTACTCGGACGCGTGGATGTACTGGTAGGTCTGACCACGGAAGCTCTCAGATCCGGCGCTACCGACAACGATCTTCGATCCGGTCTTGAACTCCAGCCTGTTGTCCCGGTTCCTCACTGCTGAGACCTTCATCTCTGCGGGGAGGTTGGAGTACATGAACTGGTACATGGTGAAGAGTTCTTTGGCCGCCGGGTCCGTATGGGCCACGACAGCGACTCTGGTGTTCTTATTAAACAACGCCTTCCACAGGTAGTAGGCGGCGATGACCGTGGATGACCCGAGCTTACGGGCCTTCAGGACCATGGTGTGGTTGTTCCGCATGGTTCGCGAGATGATAAGCCGCTGCGCCTCATTGAGCTTAAGCGGCAAGACCGCCGAGTCCATCCCGACGATCTTGACGTAGTTCTCAGCGAAGTAGTGGAAGCTCTTGGCGCACTTCTTCAGTTCGCTAGCGATGTGGTCCCTGGTATTCAGCACCGGTCACTACTTCATCGGGATTTCCTTGGCGGCAATACGGATAGCACGCACAACCTTGATAGCCTCACCAGGCGTCATCTTGTCCGGGTTTATTTTAAGTTCCCGAAGGATGGCTTTTGCATCACCACCCCGCAGTTGATTCCATTTGATCCTTTTGAGGTCAACCTTCCCGAGCTTTCCGTTACCCTGCATGGCCTCAGCTAGCTTCATCGGGGCTTTCTTGGCTACAGCAGCAGCTTTGCTTTTCTGCTTGGGCTTAGCCTGCTTGGATTCGGCCTTCTTCGGCTTGACATTCTGCTGTTTGGGTTCGGCCTTCTTCGGTTTGACCTGCTTGGGCTTCGGCTGTGGCTTAAACTTCACCTTAGGCGCCAGCCCCTCGTTGCCGACGTTGTAGTCCTTCCCGCCCTTGATGCGGCTGCTCGGCTTCTTCTTTGGACCTTTTTTGTCCGCCAACTTCCTTGCTTGGGCGTACGCTTTCTCGGAAGCCCTCTTCTCAGCCGCCTTCCGGAGTTTCGTCTCAGCACGCTTAGCAGCGGCCTTAGCTTTCTTCTGCGCTGCCTTTTCAGCGGCATCCTTGGCGGCGCCTGCTTCCATCTTAGCATTTCTCGAGAACTTCGGCTTCGAACGCTGAGGCTTGAAGGCGGCCTCGTCAGATGGCTTCTGCTTTGTTGCCTTGGCGCTAGCTTTAGCCTCCCTTTTGGGGGTCGATTTAACACCGACGTTCTTACGCCCCGTAACCTTGCCTTTCTCGTACGTCACCTTCTTATACTTAGGTTCTACGACGCTCTTCTTGACTTGCTTGGCAGCTTCCTTTCGGGTTGCTGTTTTAGCCGCCTGTTCGGCGCCCTTTTCGGCCGTCTCCTTGGCTGCTTCCTTTGCAGCCTTCTGGGCGGCCTTGCGCCGGAACAAACGCTTGCCGCCCTCCTTGGCAGCCTTCTTCGCTCCTTCTTTGGCCAGCAGTGCTCCGCCACCACGAGCAAGCGCACCCAAACCACCGGTAAGCAGTGTTGATCCGATAGCGCCGTAGGTTTCAAGCATCCCCTCGTCAGTCAGGTTTTCCCACCTGTCCTTCCGGCTCTGCCTCTTGCGGGCAATGCCCTGCCGAACCTTAGACTCGGCCATCACCTTCCGGTAACGCTCGGTCTCAGCGGCGGTAGCCTTCCGATCGCCTACCAGCAGGTCGCCGGGCCTCAGGTCTGACACGAGGGCAGCGATCTTGCGCCGTTTCTCCTCTGGGATGTCGTATTCCTTGCCCTGGTGGGTCACCTTGCCGGTCTGCGCATAACGAGCAAGCTGCTTGATGTTCTCTTTTGACAGGCGTTTGGGGGCGGCCATGGTCTCAGTGCTCCGTTTCGGATTCGAAGTATGCGCCGACGGCCCCGATAAGGACGCTTTCGACGATGCGGTCCCGCAGCTTCTGGCGTGAATCTTCCATCATGATGTTGTGGAGGTCGCTCAGGACTTTGACGAAGCCCCGGCAGAAACGCTCCATCTCCTTCGGGTCCTCATCGATTTCGGGGGGGAAGGTTTCGACCCATTCTCGGGCCTTGGCGATGTAGTCTGCGGCCCCTCGCTGCTTCTTCCGGAACATGGACCGGTTGAGGCCTGAGAGGAAGTCATCGAGGTGGGTGAGTTCGATGCGGGTGATCTTGTAGGTGGCGCCGTAGGACTGCTCGCCAGTGATCGCCTTGGTCTCGTTGCGCCCTTCGAGGGCCGTCATGCCTGCCAGGTAGATACTATTGAGGGTCTCAGTGATCCGGAGCTCTACGTTGCTGCTGTGCATACGGAGTTTTACTTGTCGTTGGTTCATCTACTTCACCAAAAAATTCTGAACGGCGAACTGGATCGCCGGTAGCAGCAGGACGATGATGGCTGTCTGCCTGTTCACGGTGGCCTCGAGGGTATCGAGCTTGTCACCGAGCTTCTCGGTGCGCCGCTCAGCGTCCCTAATACGCTCGGAGTTGCCTCGGATAACTGCCTCTGAGCGAGCCATCCTAGTTTCCATCGTTTCCGTGCCCATCACCATCTCCACTCAAGGCCAGCGACGGCCTGCCATTTTGGCATGTCCCCTCGCCATCCCCCTGAAACTTCTGCGGCTGCTGTAACATCAAGTTTTCTCCTGATCCGGTGACGAACACCAGCGCGAGCATTCCACCCAGAATCATCCCCGATAAGAGACAAATCAAGCCCACCAGAATCAAAAGGGTCGAGACGTACAGGTCTCAGCCCTCCGAGTCCTCGGGCTTTCCCGAGGCAGCGGCCTCCAGAGCCGCACGGCGCTGCTTGGCCACGTCTTCCATGCTGATCCCCAGGATGCCAGCCACAGCACCAAGAACGCTGGCGATGATCGCCTCGGTCGGCAGGTTGGGCCACAGGTGGTTGCACACGATCGGCAGGACAGCAGCAGCAACGCTGAGCCACAGCTTACGGGACTTCATTTTCTCGCTCATTCGGTCTCCTCCCCGCCGGTAACGACGGTAACCATATCAATCATTTTCACCATTTCGCTTTGTCAGCCCAGAACGCTGCTGACATCTTACCCTTTGCGATATTCTTTGCGTGTCTGGATTTGAATGACTTGCGTTTCATCTTCATGCGTTCGGACTCACCGGCCTTGGGTTTACCTGCTGTGCTTGCCCCCTGCTCACCGAACCGAATCAGCTTAACCTGGTTGCCCTCTTTAGCCATCACCACATGAGACTTTTTCGGGTGGTTAGGCGTGCGCTTCGTGACGTTGAAGCCCTTGAGACCGAGCTTCTTCATCAGGCGGC